TGAAATCTAGCTGCGACTTGGGTCTAGCCGCGCGGATGACGCGCGATAATCCGTCACCATCACGCGCACGCGACACAACGTGAGAGCGTGCAGCGTCAGCCACGTTCGCGCCGCAGGCTAGACGCTAGCGACAAACAACAAAACCGCAATGTCGGTCGCTGCATGGACGGACACCCCCATTTTGTCGATATAGATGCCACGTATCTAATGTTACACAATGAGGATTAGGTAACATATCGCACGGTTTTATTTGGCATATCGTGCGGGGGGGGCATAACTACCCTGTTCGCGCGCTATTCTTCGATCACGAGGAGCGGTTGACCGAGCGCAGCAAATTTCGATTTCAGCGTCAGCGTCGTCGTCGATTCGCGCACGCCGATCCGTGCGCTGATCGTGTGTGTATCCGCTGTCGCAATGAACTCACCTGTACAGATGATCCCCTCGCCCGACGACCCACCTGTCGTCACACGCAACGCCTGCACGCCGATACACGTGTCCTCGACAAATAGCGCCAGCGCGACATTCGTCGTCACCGAAATTTCCATCGTCGGCACGACACACGTGACCTTGATTACCCCCCCCCGATTGACGACCGAATAATTTGTTGTGATGATCTCCAAACCTTCACCGAGCGTTCGGTCTGGCAACGTGTTGTCGATTGGAATCACGCTCGTCGTTGTCGTGTTATCTGCTAACGTTGCGCGTATCGTCGTGATTTTCGACGCGCGCGCAATCGTGATGCCAGTCGATGTTGTGATCGTGTACGCGGGGATTCCGACGTTCAGCAAATCAGTGTTGTAGCGGACGAGCGAACCGTTATTCCCGCCGCCGTCTCGAAACACCTCAGTCTCTAGCAAACGGTTCAGCGCGTTGTATTCAACGATTGTCGCGCCGCAGTTCTCGATATTGATACCGCGATTGCATCCGTCGAGTTTGTTACCTGAGATTGTGATGTTTGTACAGTTTTTCGCATTGATTCCGTATTTAGCCGCCGTGTTCACCGAATGAATCACGGCGTTATTCAGCATTTTTAGATTGAGCAACTTGTTCAGCTCAAAATGGTTTGCGTTGCCCTCGTCGATGTTGCCCTCGAACGTGATTCTGTCGAACACGCTATTGGTCGTGCTACTGTTCGTTTTTACTGGATTCGTGCATCGCAATAGACGATTACCCTGAAACAGCCAGTTGAACCCTGTGATCGTTTCTGGGACAGTGTTCGACACCGCGTGTAGCTCGATGCCGTTTGTGCAGTCGATGACCTGATTGTTGCGCACCGTCACATCACGCGATGACGGATAAATATCAATCGCCGAGCATTCGGGCAAATCTGCTGACGTGCCGTTGTAGCGTGTAATCCAATTTCCCTCGACAACCACGTTGTGATCGCCGCACACATGCGACCCGTTTCCGATTCTGATCCCGCCTGCTGTCGTTACGAGCGTGCCAGATGTGACGCTTCCACCGCGTCCGCGCGAACGTGTAACCACGTTGTTGAATATATGTAGTCCCTGAGAGTTTGCGCTGTGTCCGTCGATTGACGAGACGTAATCGTTGTCGCAGTAGTTCTCGAACGCTCGGCAGTTTGTCGCTGCCTGAAACAATATGTTGTGGCGACATCCATTGATGTAATTTTGTCTGATGTCGCAGTTCGTGGAATAGTAGCAGGTGATGCCGTATCCCTCGCCCGAGTCGAAAAATTTTGCGCCGTCGATGTGATTGCGATAGACCGCGCAACGATACGAATTGGATATCCGTATCGCGTGTCCTTTTCTTCCGTTCGCACCGTCTAAATAGCAGTCGTGTATCTGACAATCGTATCCGTATCCGACCTGCAATGCATTTTGCGAGCGTGACGCGCCGTCGGCAAGCCACTCGCCAACGACGCCCGAAATGCTCGAATGACGGACGGGTAGCACGCGCGAGACACCGCCGTAGAACGACGTCAGATACGAACGCTCGAGCGCATGCTCAAACGAGATGACGTTGCCTGTGATGCCAACGATTTTTGCATACTCCATCACCGCAGCGTTGCGATAAACGCGCGCGGAATTTGGCTGTACGTCATGCTCGACTCGTCCATCGCTGACATACACGACATCGCCGACGGAGAAAATGCTCGCATCTGTGACGGTTGCAGATGCCGCGCCAGCGCTGATGTCCGTCGTGAAATTGCTGTAGCGAACGACCGCAATCGTCGTGCCAGTTGTCAAATCGGGCGGATATTCAGACTGCGGATAGGTCGGTTGAAACGTGTAGTCTGATTCATCGACGCATGTCACATCGTCGCCGACGATCGAATAGACGAACGTCGTTTGTTTTTGAATCGCTTTGCCGTTGATGTCGTTTTGTCCGCGCACCGTTATTTTGTCGCCGACGAGCAGATACGCGCCCTCACCCGTCGCCAACGGCAACACCATTCTGCTATTTGCGTCGTCGAATGACGCTGCACGGAGTTTGAGTTTGTTTCCCGACGGATTGCGCGTAAATTCGTCGAACTCACCCATGATGCGGATGACTGTGTTTGCAGTGTATTTGACGTTCGCGCCTGCGCTCGGCGCGAAAACAACGTGCGTGTTGTTAGAAAATACGTTGACCGTCGCGTCAAAAACGAAATAGCCGTTTGGATCGCGCGACGCAAACACCGCAATACCCCCCCCCTGCGCTGCAACCTGCGCCAAAAAACTATTCGCTAAACTCGCCTCGTCCGCGCCCAGCCCAGCGAGTCCATAGTCCTCGCTGTAAAACACACGCGGTGGACGCCATGACGCGCTACTGCTCGTGCCGCTCGTGCCGTTCCCTGCTTTTTTGAATTTTTCGATCAGATACGGCGCGAGACGATTCGCTAACTCGGTATATGGTGTGCTGCTCATCCCTGCCTCACCGATGGAATTGCAAAATCGCTAATCGAATTTCGCAGCACCAAATCGCTCGTCCCAGATGCGACCGAAAATTCATTTTCCGTCACAAACACCGCATCGTTCAGTTTCGCCGTGTAGATCGCGTCCTGAAATTTTGCCCACACGCCGACGACCGCCTGATTTTTTCTGATCGCTCGTGTCACGCCATAAATCAGCTCGCCGTCGCGGTTGATGAGATACGTTTGCTGATTTTTGTTTTGCTCTCTGCGTATTCGTAACCGTCTATCGCGCGAAATCTCCACGCTCACTCGTCGTCCGTCGTCGCATCCTGCCTCGCAAATCGCGGCGATGATGTCATACGCCGTGTTGTCGCCGTCACGATTAACGGGACTGTAGACGCCCGTCGTTTCCAGCGTGTCAACACCAGTGATGAACTGACCGACCGATGTCACAATCTGTTTTATTTGCGCAGCACTCTCGCCCGACGGAGTTGCGTCGAACACCGCGCTCGACGTGTAGTCAGTTTTGACGTTCGACGAATCGTAAACATCGACGGCATAATCTGACCGCGACGGGTCGATCTGCATTCGGACAAAATTAAACGCATCGACTGCGCCCGTCCGTGATACGCGAATTTTTATTCGACTGCCTGACGCAACAAGCGTCGTCGTCGCTATCGACACGCTCACGCGCCCGAATGTGGTCGGCACACTGCTCGCAACCACGCTGCCGAGTCCGAGAAACGACAAAATGTTCCCGCTACCGTCGACAAGCCACGCCTCGACCTGCACGCTGTCGACGGGGTTGCCCTGCCGCGCAAGCCAAATGCCGATTTCGTTGATGACGTACGACGTGCTGTACGTGTAATAAAAAAACCACTCGACGTATCGACGTTGATCGACCGCGCCAATATCGACGTTCGGCGTGTCTGACAACTCAATCGAGAAAAACAAATCTTGATCCGCGAACGTCGGCGGCAACGTCTGCCATGCTGTGCCGTCAAATCGTTTTGCGACACCATCGGCATACGTCAGTCCGAGTTTCCCAGTCCATCGATAGTAATTCGCCGAGTTGTTCGTCCCCGCGCGCCGCAGCACCAGCCAAATTTTCGAGTTTGCTGCGAGCGCGACTTCCGTCTCTGGCGTGAAATCCTCGATCGCGTGCGACGTGCTAACAGATGACGACGGAACACGCGATGACGTGAGCAAAACCGCAGGCGCATTTGCGCCTGTCTCGGAATACACATCGCAAATCAAATCGTCTGTCGGCGACCCGATTTTCACGCATTTGACTTGTATTTTTCTGAGGATGCTCGCCTGAGTTCCCGGTACCAGAACCTGCATCGCACACATCGTCGATGCAGCGACATCGCCAACATTAACCGTCGAATCCTCTGGCTCAGGCAAATACGCGAGATTCGCGCTCTGCGTTTGCTGAGGCACATTCGCGTAATTCCCGAGCGCAGACAGTACGTTTTTGTAATACCGCCAGCTCAATGTCTCTCCCCAACCGAGACACGTTAGCGTAGCGACGCCCTGTTCGCCGTCTGCAATCGATGTGCGTGTGATCGGCTGCGATTGTTCGGTCAGAATGCGAATAGCTAATGCGTCTGCCTGCGTTTTCGTAGAATCGCCTGCGCTATGTAGCAACTCTTTTGTTCCATACTCATTTACGCTCAGCGGAGCGATTCGCCAGCTCGTCGTTTCGCGCGTCGATTGATCCTGCGTGTTCAATATGTACGCGACCGCGACAGTGTTTGCCATTTCGTCGAGCGTCGTATGTAGATTTATTTTCCCGACGCGCGTAGCAATTTCATTCAAATAGCCCCACCACACGCACTCGCCGTTTTCGTCCGAGATGATCTCGACGCCGCACCGCAAATACTGAGACAGTCCAAGCAACAATCGCAGGTCGCCGCGCACGCTGATCTCAGCAGACGCGCACCCAAATAAATCGCGTTTGCGGTAGCGTTCGACGACAAAAGACAAACTGGCAGGCACATTAAGCGGCTTTGCCAATGTTGTTTTGTCGAGGAAAACGACCGAATAACCACTCATAGCGACAATTTGCGAGCGCGGTAGTATGTCTGCACCTCTAGTGCATGCCGAACGTCACCCTGTATCGCAAAAAGCGTCAGTGGTGAAAGGTTTAGATACAAAACGTTAGTTTCGTTTGGATAGAGCATGATCTCATCGCCTACGGCGACGTAGTTGCTGTTTTTCACTCCCTCTACACCAGCCAACAAGACGTATGCGTACAACAATTTATCAGTCGCGAAGTCCGCGAGATAATTGTTCACGGGCGTCGGATAGCCCACATTTGCCAATCGACGAAAAGATCGTGCTGGCATCAGCTGAAAATAATCGAGACCGAGCAGACCCCCGACCGTTTCCTGATACGAGTAGATCCTGATATACGTTGTGTCTATTCCGCTCCCACCGATGAATGTTGATGGAATTTGCGCTAATCCAAAATCAATAAAATCGACTGGCTGCGCATGTTTGAGCGTTGCCCAATCGCTTGCCCAAAATGTTTGCGTGTTCTGCTCGATCGTCACACGTAATAACGTTGTCGTTGATGGCATCGCACCCCGAAAATATCCGATCAATCGGAAATAATCACCTTCCGCTCTATCGAGAAACGTAGGCGAAATCACACCCGACCACACAGGCACAGTGTTTGACAATGTCAACTCGCCGTAATAACCGTCAGAATATGATTGGTCTGCGGTTGTTGGTTTCTGAACGGCATGTGCCTCACCCTGTATGATGTGCGACAACTCTCCTGAGCGTTCCACAAAATGTCCGATATAGACATCGTGCACCTCTGCGAGAAATCCATCGTCAGGATTAAAGAAACGAAACAAACACGGCGTCGGCACGTCGCCTGTAACGCTCTCCAAATACAGACGGTTGTACTGACCCTGCAACGATGCCGTGTGATTATGGATTCGTGACTGATTAATGAACGATTCGCCCGAGTGTCGCCGATTACGAACCTGCGTCAGCGTCTCAGACTCAAAATAATATCGGCGCGTGAACTCGAAAATCAGAACGCGATCATCGTCAGCGCTCATCGCTATCGTCCCCGCGAGAATCTCCGAGCGATATACCTCGTCCGTCCGCGCGCGCCGCGTTTTGATGAACACACGACGACCCGACCCGCTCGATTGTTTGACGCGCGCCTGCTGCAGCAACCGTGAAATCGTCGCGCGCGCTGCAACTGCGTCGTCGTGACATGAATACGCAATACGCATACTGCCCGACACGTTGCGATAGAACGCGCGTTGCAGCTCGCCGCCGTCAGCTTCTGGACTCGTTGACTGTGTATCAAGTTGCGGTGTTCCAAAATCGACATCGCCAACGAACTGCAAACCGCCATGCAGCGCGACGAGTGTTACGTCGTCTGTCAGATTGATAAAATCATATTGAACTGCCATGTGTCACCGTCCGCGAATGCGAGCCGCGACGCGACGCGCAACATGATCTAAATCCATTTCTGACGAGATACTGTTTACGTTTACGCTAACGTGAACATCACGTGAAACGCTGCGCGTCGTCGCAGCTGGACGCGCGATGCTCATCGGCACGCTGACAGGTGACAACTGTGGCGCGAACGACATTCCCGTCGCGTTGATCTCCTTGAGCAACGCGAACGTTCGCGTGAGGCTTTTCTCGAACGGCGACGGGCTGCCAGGCGTCACCGCTGGGGGGGGGGATGCGTTTGCAAACGGGTTCGGGATGCTCGCGGGTATTTTGCGGATGAGATCAATCAGACCACGCGCGAAATTGATCGCGCTGCTAAAACTCGCGGTCAAATCCTCGACCGCATTTCTGACCGAGCCAAACGCGCGCGCCGCAACAGATAGCGCGTCGTTTAATTTTTCTCTGATAAATGAAATCGCGTCGCCTGCGCGTCTGATGAAATCAGACACAACGCTCACGACATCATCTATTTTCGCTCTCAGAGACCCCCACGCGCCAACGAGAAAATCGATCGCGCGCGGCAAGTTGTCGCGCAACCAATTCCACAACACGTTCAGCGCAGGGAATAGCGTGCCGTCGAGAAACTGAACCGTCGCGTCGATTGCGATAGGTAAATTCGTCAGAAACCAAACCGCAAAATTGGCGAGTAACGGGATGACGTTTGTGGCTACAAATGATGCCAGCGTCCGCAGCGCTGGAACGAGTATTTCGCTAATGAATCTCTGTCCCGTCGCGGCTGCCTGCGGCAACCGCTCTGATAACCACGCGCCAAACGACTGCAGCGCCGGCAGTATCTGATCGAACGCGCGTGTGACTGCGTCACCGAGTCCGCCGAAATTCGTCGCGATTGCTGCGCTGAGTAACGTCGCAGATGCGATCAATAGATTGACAGGTGACAACACACTCAATATGCCACGCGCCAACGTCGTAAAAACACCTGACAAACCGCTCGAACTGATCGCGCTAACGAGACCAGAGAACAACGCGACGATCTGCGGAATGATTCCACTCGACACGACAAACGCGACGATGCCAGCGATTGCGCCGCGCAGTTCGTCAAATATGCTGCTGAACGGTATTCCTCTGATCGATGTTACGAGATTCGAAAATATAACGATGACGCGCGGAAGCAACGCCGTTGCAGATTGAATGATCGTCCGAATCCCCCCCCCTATTCGCTCGCCAAACGTTTTTAGCGCGTTGCCGACTCGTTCGTCCTGCAGGAATGCCGCCAGTTGATTGAGCGTTGGCAACAGCGCGTCCGTGATTGGTGTAAACAGTTTCGTCAGCCCTATCGTTTTGATGTCTGCGAACGACGCTAGAACACCTGACAACAAGCCCGACTGACGTGCTGCTGCTCCGCCGAAATCGCGCTCAACATTTTTGATCGCCTGCTCGATAAATTTGTCCGCGCCGACCTTGCCTTTCTCGACCTGCTTCAGCGTCACACCGAGATCGCGCAGAACGCCAGTTACATCAAATCCGCGTTCGCGCAGTTGATTCAATTCCTCCGCACTGACTTTCCCTTTTGCTTTTATTTGTCCCAACGCCGTCGCCAACCCCGCGACCGCTTCCTCAGATTGACCCGTCGCCGCTGCCTGATCAACAAGCGCTTGTGTTACACGCTGCGCGGTAATCAAGCCCTTTTTCTGCGCCTCAGCGACTGTTTTCGCGCCTGATGCGATAAATCCGTAGTTCTGCGCGAGTTTGAACGCTTCCGCGATTTGACCTTTTTCGAACGGAGATTGAATCGCTAGTTTCTCGATGAACAGTTTTGCTGCTTCGGCTTGTTCACGCACACGTTGCGTCAACTCCTCGACGCTGAGTTTTTGTTTTGTTTTCGTGATGAACGTTGTGACGAATTTCGTGTCTGCGCTCGGCGCGAGTTTCTCGACTTTCCCTGACGTTTTTTCTGCGCTCAAATTCAGTGCGCGCAATCTGTTCTGCGCTGCCTCAAGTTGTAGATTTATTCCCGCGACATCCTTCACTTTTCCGCTTGCAAGTTTCGCTTGCAGTGTCGCTATTCGATGTTCTGTTTGCCTGATTGATATGTTGATCCCATCGAGTCGCGTTTGTTGCTCCGCGTACCCCTTCCCCGCTTCTTTGATTACGCCCACGAGGCGCTTGCCAGTTGCAATCCTGATCGTCTCTGTGTTCGCTGCTTTCAGTTCTTTCTCGAACAACGATTCGAGCGACGCGCTCAAACGTTGCTCTTTCGCAACCGCGTCGAATCCGTCCGTCACGAGTTGCCCCGCAGCGCGTCCGACAATGCGTAGTCCGCTTGTGATCGCGTTGCCGATCACGACACCGACAGCGACGGCTTTTGCGCTCATCGCGTCGAACGCACTTGTTACGCTGCCGCGTGCATCGTCCGATGCGCTTTTTATTTTTCGTATTCCGTTTGCGGCGCTACTGCCAGCGGAATCGACACGCTCCATTTCATCACGCGCTTGTTGTAGCCCGCTTGCAAAGCCTGATCGAAATTCGCTAGACAAATCGCGGACAGCCGAAAATATCCGCCGAAAAGCTGCGTCGAGTTTATCCTCGCCTTCCGTCTCGAATCGGATACTAACGTTTTCGTCCGCCATGTTTTTGTTTGCTTTCTCGTTGTGCTTGTTCGTTCAAAACTGCCTGCGTCATGTTTTCGGCTCGATACAACGCAATCGCGTCAACCTGAGCGTCGAATGACGCTTCCATGAACTCGCGCCATGTGAACCCCGCGTGTTGCGCTGCGAGCGCGTAGTCGTATCTGAGCGAATACGTTATCCCGCTTCCTCGCCCTGTCGGCAGTCGCGTGATCGGCGCGCCTTTGTAACGAATGTCAAAACTGTCTATTTTTTTTTGACTGCTTTCTCTACATCCGCTTCGGAAAATATCGTGATGACGTTGTTTAGATCGTCAACAGTTTTGAGATTCATCAACAGAAACGCTTGCTCGTCGGTGTAGTTTTCATACGCCGCAACGATCACAGCCATCGAGCGTCGATGCGCTGATGCTGTTTTGCGTTGTTTGTCTGTTAGCTCGATGCTGAGCGCGATGTAGAGCGATAGCGTTCGCGCGACCGCCAACTGCATCGCGCTGTCCCACTCCGCGAGCAAACGCTCATGCGCTTTCGCGTCGGGGAGCATTTCGGTTTTGCTCTCGGTGATTTTCGTTTCGACAAGCGGCGCATCTGGTTTTGGATGCGCCGCTTCATAACCGCGCATCGTTTCGTCGTGCACGAGCATCAGCTCCATGATCGACGACTGTTTAAACGAAACGGTTTCGCCAGAACTAAACGTGATCGATTTCATGTTTACGAAATTGCAGGTTCACCAACCAGCAGAATGCCGTCTGTCCCACCCGTCGCGACACCGCCAGCGATGACGTTGTTTCCGCGAACGAATTTGCTCCCGCTATCGGGCGTAGCAATTCTCAAAATGCTGACGGCTGTTCCGTCATAGCCAGTCATGAACGTTGACTCACCCCACGCGAGCGACGACACGCCACATGAAGAACCCGACGCGACGTTTCGGTAGATTTTCGCGCCGTGAGCGATGTACATCACCTCGTTCGTCCCGTACGCTATGTCGTTGATTTGCGATGTCCCTGCGTTCGGGATGTCGATCTCATACCACTGCGGCGCGGATGTCTGAACGAACGCAGTCGCATACACGCGCCCCGCTGACGTTCCGACGACGACCGTGTTTCGATCTCTGATCGCGACCGCGCGAACGTCATCTGTGCTGACTGGCGCAGTGCCTTTTACGTTTGTGAAACTCGTCGTAGCGAAACTTGAACTGTCGGTCGCGCGCAAAACAGTCAAATCGTTGCCGACAATAACGACCGAGTTCCCGTATGCTTTCACGCGAAGAAGATCGGTTGATACGCCCGTCGCTTTCAAATCACCTGCGACAAGCGTCGTGATGCTCGTCGTGTAGCCAGCTTTCCCACCACTTGCGACTAGCCACAAACGACCCGCGCCATCGACTTCGATGTCGTTGATGACCGTTGATGTCAGCAACAATCGCGTAAACGATCCAACCGAGCCGTCAGCGCCGAGCGTCGCGTAAAACACACCGCCGTTTGTTCCGTTCGAGAACCCGACGACCAACCGTGAACCAAACACAGCGATTGAATTGAGTGTGTCGCCGACCTGAATGCCGTTGACCGTCGCCTGCTGCACGTTCTCTTTGCCCGCGACGCGATAGATGACCTCTGACGCAGTCACCGCGTACCACGTTTTCGAGCCATCGTTTGCCGCGCCGCAATCTCCACAGTTTGCGCCACCTGCGTAAACAACATCCGCAACGCCGTCAACAATTTCCGTATCTGCTACGCGACCAAGATTGACGGTCGCGATTGGATACGTCCCCGCGCGAGAATAGGTGACCGTCTGTTCCATCGTTTCGGGTTCGCGTGCGTTGTAGATGTCACCTTCGTCGACGGTCTGCCTGCGCATGTCTGGATACACGACAACGCGCTTCAGCACGCCGCAATCGTCAACGAATGCGTGATACATCGTGTGTTCGCATGACGGATCAGCAACCAACCGCGCAAGCGTCCCCGCCTTCGGATTGATTGTGACCTCTGTCTCGCCGTCATCTGGCGGGTTGATCGTTTCAGTCAGAACGTGCCAGTTCCCGCCGTAGCGGATGTATTCGCGCTCGATGTCGCCATCGCTCGTCTCACCGCCCGCGATGCTCAGTAGATCGCTACCGAGCTGTGTCGGACAATTCGCGAACTGACTTCCGCCATATTGCCAGAAAATTTGATTGACATCTGGTGAGTTCGTGTGTCCTTTGTCTACTACTGTTTGAGCCATGTGTTTTTACCTCCTGCGCTATTCGCGCAACATCTCTAAATCACTGTGCCGCGACTTAATTTGTTTCGCGTCACATAGTCCCACGCGAGGAGCGCTCCTCGCGTTGTTCCAAACGGTGTGCGTGCTATCGGCAGACCTGTGTAGCTTGATCTATCGGTCTGTCCGATAAACTCCGTCAAGTCCTCGCGCATCGTGTCGTAGTCAGACTGTCCACGCGTACAGCACCTCCCCTTCATCAACGACGCAGCGAGCGCAAATAACGCAGCGTATGGCGATTCACTCGTCGCACATGTCCAATCGCTGTAATACGACACATACGCGCGCGCCGAACATCCATGCACGCAATGCAAACCGAGCCTGCAATCGTCTATCGCTGCGCCTGTGCAGCTTCCACATGAACACTGCTCCTCTGCACCGCAACCGCACGTACACGGTTTGTCTGCAAACTCAATTGCTTTTGTCGCGTCTGGGTAACGTCGATACAGATACGCGGTTGGTGCGTAGTTTGCGACGTGATACGGATTCAGCCCTGCGTCGTTCGCGCCTGATCCGACTGGCGATGATTTTTTTGAATACACTCCCTCATACAATTCGCGTGATGCGTTCGTCCAAGCGCGCCCCTTGAACTCATATTGCCCCGCCGCAACCGAATACGCAATAAACGGCACGGCAAACCGATACGCGCCCTCGCCATCGAAATCTCGCGCTGGGAACGTCACGTCGTCCGATGCTAAGTGCGTGAGAACGACAAACGTGTTGACGTTGATGTTTGGATCGCCAATCGCTACGTTTATCGTCCACGTGTCAATCAAACCGTCGCCGTCGTCGTCCGTGTAAACAAATGGCGTGCTTCCCCACACGCTGAACGTTTCCTCTCCGAGCGCGGTCACGCCGCCGAGCCTCGTTTTGAACGATTGCGCGCCATCGCGCGATTGTCCGAGCGTCAGATTTTCACGGTTGACAAATCGACCTATCGGCGAGAATCCGAGATGAGATTCCATCAGTTGCGCCGCATGCATCAATGCTGATCGAATGTCATCGCGTGTCAGCGCGCCTTGTGATTGGTATGCGTGCTGACGCAACAGGTCATCACAATTTGCGCCAAGCGGTATTCGTGGCGAACCCGTTAGCCCTGTCGCGCTTGCAGAATCAGACCACTGCCAGAAATGCCATGCGTCGAAATCCATCGACTCACGAAACATCTCGACGAGCATGTTGAACGTCACCGCTCCCGCGAATGCGTTGTTGACGCTCGCGTTTAACGTGACTGGCGTTCCTGTTCCTGATCCAAAAAGCGGCATATCTAACTCACTGTTTCAATGTCTGGATTGACAAAATTCCATCCTGTTTTTTGACGCCACAGGTAGTACGTGCCTGCGTCAAGATAAAACGTCACGTTTCCAAATGCGTCGGTTCGTCCCGACGCGACGACGTTCACACCCGCAGAATCCGTAGATACCCACACGTCTGCATCTGCAATCGGCGTCGAATCAAGCTGATTCGTCAACGTGTAAACGAACATCAGCGCCCCGCCGCCGCTCGTCTCTGCGACGGTTTGAATGTTGATGCCGAAATCGCACCATTCCGCGCCTGCAACATCGCGCGCAGTCACGTATACGTTGTCCGCGTTCATTTCCGCTGCGCTGAGTTGGACGCGCAAACTCACGCTGTCGTTAGGGTCAATCGTCGGTAGCGTCGTCAAATTCGCGAACGCTCCGCCGTCTTTCTGTATACGAAAATCGCCTACGGCAATCGTTGGCGATACGCGAAATTTGCGCGCATCGCCCTGATCGACAAGCGATATGTAGAACTCATACGCGCGATTTTTGCGCGGCGGATAAATGCTCATGGTTGCCTATGCTGTCCACTCGTCATACGCTGTTTCGGTATCAACACCCACCTTGCGCCGACCAGTGCTTGAATCACTCCGATCACACCGAGCGCGTTCAGTGTTGTTTTCACCTCTACTAACACTGTTGACCCAATACTCAAACTTGCGATAAAACTCCCGCTACCATTGCTTTGAACGTCCGATCTACTCGCAATCGCTAGATTCGCATGCGCCGTTTCGTCGGACGCACTGACAAAACTCGCGGTAAGCGCGACGCCAAACACCATCGCGCATATCGTCTCTGTCGCAGACTGCAATCCTGCGTATGACGCGACGCTTACCGAACCATTCGCGCCGAGATCAGACCGAGCAACTATGTCGCCGCTCGACGTGACTGCAATCGACTGATTCGCGGCTGCGTTTAGATTTGTCGCGCTGTCTAGCTGCGCTTGTGCAAACAACGCGAGCGTCGCGTCACTCGTCGAAACGGTTGCGCTGTCGTATGCGACAGTGAGCGCGTGTTGTGCGCTTGCGCCTATGCCTGCGTCAGTAGACGACTCGACGTGAACGGCTGCGTATGTCACAATTCCTGCGCCGATGCTTTCATCCGTCGCGGATAGAATTACCGCGCTCAACGAACACGAAACATTGCCGTTCAGTGTTTCGTCGCTCGTTGAGACACACGCCGCGACTCCTGCAAAGCTGACGATTGTTGTCACGCTCTCATCTGTCGCGCTCTCAAACCGTGCGAATGCTCCGACGCTGACCGAGTAGTTGATCGACAAGTCAGTCGAACCGACTAGCTCAACGATTGCACCAACGGATATTCGATTGTTAATCTGCAAATCGGACGCGCTGGTTAGCTGCGATAAACACGCTCGTTCGGCGACACCGTTTGCGTCCTCTGTTGTCGCGCATCGAACCTCAACAACTCCGCCATGCTCGACGCTCGCCAACAACGCTACACTCGTCGCGCAAACTAACTCGGCACTGCCGTCATACTGCGTTCCCCCGCCTCCGCCTAACTGCACCGTCCCGTTTGCGTCTATGCCCGACGCTGCCACGATGCTTGCAGAGATCAGCGTCGAGCCTTTTAAAACATCAACGCTCCCCGCGTAACTTCGACCACAAATGAAACATGCCACGTTTAGTCGAGCGTAACGGTGATGCTGCCTGAATCGAATTTCACGTTGTCGCCAGCTAAAAGCGTGCGCGGCACGACCTTGTGCGCGAACCCCTGCCCGTTGCCCGTCAAGTTGATCGCGCTTCCGCCTAACGTTGTCGAAAGCTGAAACGTGTCTGTCGTTGCACCAACAACGAAATACTGCGTATCGGCAGACGCGCCAGCGGGCAGCGATGACCCTTTCAAGATCACGGAGTCGTTATTAACCAATCCGTGTCCATGCGACGTAAACGTATCGTCCGCAGCTTTCGCGGTGAAAATCACATGTCCGACACCGAGCCAGCGATGAAACAACGCATTGCCGCCCGTTGATGCGTCCATTATTTTCATTCCAATAATGGAATACCCCGAAGGTGACGCAGACGCAAACGCTAGGTTTGTGTTGTTGCTCGTCACGCCGCTCGCAGGCGCGCCCCAGTTGTTGCCGATCTGAACGCGAGCGTATCCGTTGCCCGTGATTTCAGTCCCCCCCCCCGCGTCGGTCGTGTTGTCGCTCGTCAACGCAAGCCATAAGTTCGCTGCTGGCGACGTGTATGTAGTGTTTCGCAAAACGTGATTGAGAAGCGCGTTTGCGAGATAGTCAGTCATCGACCAGATACCCATTTGTTACCTCATTGCGCGACTGAGCAGACTCACTACGCCGCTCATCGCAAACCACAACGCAATCGAACGAATCGACCACGCTAGAAAAAACGCATCCGTGTTCTCAGTCACAAGAAAAAACAACGAGAACACAAGCGATGTCCACACTCCGACGCATGACGGGCATACAACGCCTGCAGTGATCCAATGCCGAAACGTTGTGCCGTCATCGTTCATGTCGTTTGCGCTCAGCGCATCCCAATCGCGGTCGTCCGCGACTGGAAACGCTTGACGAACAGCACGTCGAAACCGCGCAAACACATCAAAAAAACCGCGCTCGATTGCAATCGCGTAACTCACGCGAAACGACGCGAGAACGAACACAATCAACCACATTTCGCTAGTCATCGCTGGATCTTTTCGACTTAGTACCCTTGCGCGGCTTTGCGTCAATGTCTGGTTCATCCGCGCTTTGCTCTACTACCTGCGCCGATGTCGGCTGCATGACGAGAATCTCATCTACTGACGATGCGTCAACCTGATTAGTGTCGAGCAACGCTTGCGCGTCAGCGCGATTGACGACGAGAAACACGCGACCAGAGCGACCCGCGTCATGCTGCGTGTCTGGCGTCCGCGCGTTCTCGTTGCGTCGCACCAACAGAATCGCATGATCGAAATCGACCGCGATCTCACGGTATGGCGTCTCACGTCCTGCGCGATACGTACCCGAGAGAATCGGAATCGGCGCATCAAACGCGCCCTCATATCGCAGCAAAATTTTGTTTTGCATGTTCGTTTGGTTTGTCATCGAGCGCGACGCTATCGCCGCGCTCGATTGACCACATGATGAGCAACCCATGTCAAATTACAGACTGCAAGAGATCGACTTGAAACAAAGATTGCGCAGCTTCCCGAACAACGGCGGGATGTTCAGACGCAAACGCGGTCGCGCTTCAATCGCCCACGATGTGCATGCGCCTGTCTCGATTTTTGTCACGCGGAATCGTCCGAGACGATGCCCTTCGACGTTTTCAACCTCAAGAACGCTCGTGTTTCTGTTCGCACCGTCTGCATCGTATCCGTAGAACTCAAACCACGCTGCGTCGCCGACCTGCGTAACGCCTGCAGGGTGGATTTGCATGTCCGCGAGAACCGAGTTCGCGGGCGCGCCAACGAGAGCATTTGCCGTCGTCGTCAGCGTTTGGTCTGCGATCACGTTGACCGTATCACCGAGAATGTTGATGACTCCGCTTGCAAGCGCATTTTCGATCTGACCCGCCTGATCAGCGGTCATGAAATTCACGCGATTGAACGTGAGTCGTCCAACAAGAAACGCGCGAATGAACTCGTGATACACGTTCGCGGGGATTGCAATCGTCGCGGGCGTTTGTGCTGCGTTCAATCCCCATTTTTGAGCGCGTACCTTCCAGCAGAGATAAAACTCTGCGATCTTCGAGTAGAACGCGGCGGCAGATTGTGCAATTTCTGCTTCTGTTGGTGTGACGCTCGAAGGAGACGCGCAAAGAAAACCTGTTGCGTCAACGTTCGAGAACTGAACGAACGGCGCAGCGTCCGCACCAAATGCAGCGTTTGCCACACACGGATAAATCGCGGAGTCGCTCGACAAAAGCAGGCTGTAACCGTTGAACGGTTTGTAGCAGTTTGTCGATGGATCGGTCGCGTTTCCGAGCTGCGTCAGATTGATCATCCGCTCGTGGAAGCGAACCGCGAGCTGCCACAGAACGAAGCGTTGCGCGAATTGCATTTCAGTTTCGCGACCTTCGCCTGCATTGAGCAACGGCGCGAAAAGCGCTTCTGGCGCGCCGCTCGGAATGATTTTGTTGTAGCGGAAATCCATGATCGCGCGTGCGCACGCATCATTGACGTTTGTCACCGTCGTGAAATCAACCGATTCAGAGTGAACAGAAATCAAACCAAACGGGATGACGGGCGCTTGATCGCATTTCACGAACGGTCGCGGTGTCTCGCCGCGGATGCAACCGTCTGCCGTGCATGTCGGAGTTACCGACGTGTCGATTTTGACGTAAACCTCAGGCGCGACGGGTTCACGGTTCACAACGCGCGAACGCAATAGTTGCGCCGCGCTGTTGATCTGCAAATTCATCAAAGAGATAAAGCGCGTGTCTGGGCTACAGTACGTGCCGTAGATCGCGCTAGGCAATTGTTGTGCCATGTTTGGTTATTCCTTCGTCGCAAACAACGCGCTGGCGTTGTCCGCGAGCAAATCATCATTTGTTTTTTGCTTCTGAGAATCATCACGCGGCGTTTCGGTCGCTCGACCGTGTGATTTCCCGCCGCGCGGCGAGTTTTCACCCGCCCACTTTTCGATCAGCGATTGCGCGTTTGCCTCTGCATCTTTCAGCCACGATTCACGCAATGCAGCCGCGTCATCGCGTGACTTTGCTTGCGCTTCCTGCGTTGCGTTCAGACTCGATTCAATCGCCGCAAATCGTTCATCTAATTTTGCAAACGCAGTTTCGATAGCGTTTGCTAAATCATGAATTGATGCCGAGTCGTTTTGCGGTTGCGTATCAGCAATCACGTCGACAACTTCGGCGCTTTTCGCCACATCACCTGTCGCTGCCGCTTGTTCTGCCGCGACCTGCGATTGTTCAGTCGCTACAGTCTCTGCAGCGCGACCAAACGTTTTTCTAAAAATCTCTGATAGGTTCATGGTTATTTGACCTCCGTCACACTTGAATATGGGTACGCTTGATAGCCGCGCGGTAGTAGCGCGACGCTTTGAATGTTTGGTGCTGTCTCGTATTCGCCGTCAGCGTTTGGCTGCGAATCAGACCAATATAGAGAAAGCGCAAAATCGCTTGCGACCTTCGAGAAGTTTTGCGCATCCTGCTCGTCGTTAAATCTGAACGCGACAACGAGATGATTGTTTTCGTACGTCGCACCTTCGATGTGTCCGAGAATGATTTTTTGTCGCTCGTCTGCGTTGGGATTTTTGTTCGAGCGAAAACCCTGATGCGCCCAGTCAAGAGTTATTTTTTCACCCGATCCGTCGATACGTGTGTAGCCGTTTTGTGCGAATCGCTCAGCGAAATCGCGCAGCGCGGCTGCCTTGAATCGTTCGCGCGGCGTGTCGTTGTCGAGATACGCGCCCGACGCGACGCCGATAAACAAAGTCCCTTTTGCACTTTTAGAAAACACGATGCTGGCGTTTTGCGAATCGGCATATTCATATCGCGTGACTTGCCTGACCTCACGCCACGTATCGCGCTTGCCAATGCCGACTTCGCCGTTCTCATTGATCGTGTATTCAATCTCGTAAAATTTCGGTGCAGCAGTGTCAAGATTTTCATGGACGACAAACGTGTTTGAAAACACGTCCATGACATACGAAACCTCTCGGTCTAGTGTGTTCGCAATTTTCAGCAACTCGTCACGCAAATCGGCAGACGACATTTCGCCACGCGGCGACGCAGCTTTCGCGCGTTGATCCAGCATTTCGATAACGCGCTTAGCAATTGCATCTAGTGTTAGTTTCGCCATAGACAAACAAAAAGCCCGACACATTTATTTGTGTCGGGCTAGATTTCCCTCACCGCCACCGAGTCGCGCGGCGCGCGCTCAGCGATATTAGATTGACTGCTGCGACTATACCACAACCGAATGAACTTCGACGCTTTGTTTTTCATCTGACGGCACGCCCGTCACGCTACGCCGCACCGCGCAACGTTTGCCGATCTCGTCTGCTTGAACGATTAGCGCTTGACGAACCGCGAGCATAATTTGACGGTTCTGCGTCGCGGTCGCCATCATTCCAACGTGAGTGATGATGAGTTTCAACGAGTCAACGATATTAAATGTCGTGTGCATGGTTGGTTATTTGCGCAGCTCCCGCAGTTTCTCGCGGTAGATGCGTTTCGCTATTTCTCGCGCGTCGCTGCTGATGATTTTCTCGAAATTGCGCGCGCGCGTACCGGGATGTCTCACCTGTGCCGCGAACACGTTCGCGCCAAACGCTCCGCCTGCGCTCGACCCGATCACGTTTGGCTCTGTTTTCGCCGAATAGCTCGACTGAAAACGTAGCCGTTTTGCGCGACGCGGACGAATGAAATGCGCGCGCGTGCCGTCAGACACAAAGCGCCATATTTTTGCGTTCACACCCGTCACGCGAATCTCGAACCCGTTTTTATATTTTTTGACCGTGAAATTCGGTTTGTGATCCCACGTCGCGACAGTCGCGAGATGCATCTCGCGTGTTTCGGTCGCCAGCTCATCACGCGCCTCGCGCAACGCGCGATTGATTCGCGTTTGCGTGTCGCGGAAACGTTTGTCGATTTTTATTTCGATTCGCGCCATTTCACCGACTCCTGAAAACCTGATTTCTGCGAATGTTTCGCCGTGTGTTTGGGATAACTCTTGGGTTATTTGGTTTATATCCTGCGATATTCGGCGCGTTTTTCAGCGGCACATCAGACTGCGCGATTTTGCGAGGAGATAAATCACCAATCCGTCGCGCCAACGTGCGCCGCGCATTCGCGGTTGCGTTCCACGCGCGAGCAAACCAATCATTCGCCAACGTGCCACGCACACGCGCGGTATAGATCACACGCCCGTCTCGCGTCACGAAACGCAACGCGCGAGCGCGTTTCGGCTTGAATCCACGCCGTCCAAACAACACGCTGCGAATTGCGACCTCGCGCGATTCGCTATTGCCTGCACTCACGACAAGTTTTAGTAGCACGGAATCTCTGTTTTCGATTCGGTATCTGATCGAATCGCGCATGTTGCCCGACCGAACAGGGCATTCGCGTTTACACGCATCGACGAGAAGCTCGCCGTATTCGCGCAATAATTTCTCGACCGCGCGGATTTTTCTGACTGTTTGCTCGCGCGTGTCCTCGTCCTCGATATGCGGACGAAACGTGACAAGTTCGACACGCGCTTTCGCAAACAGGTTAGACAGTGAATCAAACATACTCGTATTCGACGACTACATCGTCGTCGTCATCAGCGATGTTTTTTGCGATGTCATCCGATGGAGTCTCGTTGCTCTCGGTTGCTGCTGGATTTTCGAGAACTGTCGTCGTCGCTATTTCTGATTCAGACTGGATGACGTTTGGCGCGAAAACCTCTTCCCAGCTCGCATCGAGATCGACCTGACGTTTGTCGAGAACGCCATTTGCAAGCGCCGCGCTATACGTTTCAACGAGCAGTTTTTTGTTCGCAATTCTGCGCTGTTCGTCACGCGGGTCGTCAAACGTAAACGACGCCTGCAGCGTGCTCGGCAGAATCCATGTGTTGATGTTTTCTGTGAGCGCGTTTACGAACTCAGCGACCAAACGCCCGCTGCGCAGGTCGTCCGCAACTTTTGCTTTCGTTCCGTCGTTGAGTCCGCCAGCTCCCGACAAACGCGAATCAACGTCCATCGGATTCAGACCAAACACGTTGCATAGTTTGATTTTCAAACTCTGCGACCGCGATTCAAGCTCAGCTTCAGTCGGCGGAGTCCGTACGCCGACCTGATTCAGCGACGCGGGTTCAAGCGTATGAACGAATAGCGTGTCCATCACGCTTTGCGCGTACATGTTCACGCCGTTATTGAGATCGCCGCTTCGCTCAACGCGCGCGGTTCGCTCCGAATCACGAATCACGTTTGGTTGTGCATTCGTGAAAACGAGTTTGAGCACCGCGTCGCCAGATTCAGCCGCTTGTTTGACTGCACGTCCAATGCAAATCGAACGAATGTCGTCATAGACGCCGAACAACGGAATCATCGACGGCATAACGCCATTCGACGAGCGCAGCTCGTCTTTCGAGCGAGGCATCGCCATAATCCACCACGACTCGGTAAATGTGTCTCCACGTTCGAGGTAAATCGGTTGCGTTTCTCGTGAGCGATACACGAGCGGGAATTGACGGCGCGGATAACTCGCGTCACGACCGAGATTCATCGAACAGTTGATCGCGTCGATGTGATACACATCGACTAACCGCGCTCCATCGTATTCGTTGCCAGCTACGCACCAACCCGCGCACATCAAATCGCGCGACAACCGACGAGCGAACGCGCGCCATCCGTCGCCCTCGTCCGTTTCGCGAAATAGGTCGAGAAACCGTTGTCGCGTGTTTTTACCTGTTACGTCCAAAACGTGCGCCGCAATCTGCGCGGAAAACACAGACCACACGGCTGCCACCTCTGGACAAATTTCGAGTAACGCGCGCATTAAAAGCGCCTTCGACCTGTACGATTGTTTTTTGACGACTTCGACAGGCGGCAAAATTGCGCTGATGTTTGTCGAATCGCCAACGTCGAAACCAAACAGAGAAAATGAACGCTCATCTAGTGGTCTGATTGCATTGTTTGCCATGTTCCCCTCGTTAAACCAACTCAATCGTTGAATACTTCGCGACAAAATCATGCGCCGCATTTGCAGTCGATAGCTGAATAGATACGCGAACGATTTGATTATTTGCCGTGTTAATTGCTAGGTCTGTCGCGCCATGCGCTATCGGAGATTCGCGCAACCCAGCCGCGCCTATATCGCCGAGACCCGTCGCGAGTCCGCCCGCCGCGCCGATCAACACCAATCCGCCCATTTTGTTCACATTTGCAGCGCCCGAGTTTTGTATCTCAAACTGAATGTAAAACGGACGCCTGCTTGCAGATGTCGCTACGCTCGATGTCGAGTCGCTGTAGATAACAGTCCCGCCGAAATAAATTCGTAGCGTAAACGTTGTGTTTGCGCCTGTGTTGTTCAGCACGTTTCCTGAAATCGTCACGCGAATTTTTCGATTCGTTGCCATCAGCCCGCCGAGAATTGTTTTGTTCAGAATATCCGTCTCGACTGCTGAATTGACGATTGTCGTCGTCGTGAGCTGCCGTTCTATCGTGCCAATCGGCGAAATCGTCATCCGTTTGTCCACGATATGCGTAGATGGAATGCTCGTCGTGTTTGCTGGCACTGTGACTTCAGCGAGAACAACCTCAGTTGTCAAATTGAACGTCGGCAGCAACGGAATACCCGCAGGCGTGCCAGTTTTTACGCTCACTGTCCCAGCCGTATCGACTACGACAAGATCGCGACGCGGGTTCGTTGCGTCTGCTGCTGTGATCGCAAGTGACGACACAGCCGCAAACGAAATCAACGTGCTGACGTGCGACGCAATCCCCGCCGCGACCTGAACGGTCATATTCGGCGTTGTTTGCGCCGTCACCGCGCCGCCAGTGATAACGCCTGCGCCGTTCAGCGCAGCCGTAATAACGTCGATGTCGCGTGAATCGACCTGCGCTTGATAGATGACGTTTCCGCCGATTTCCGTTGAGTTTGGTATTTTCATTGAATCCTCCGCGCAATTGACACGTTTGTCATCAGCGGGACGTTGCCACCGCCGAAGTCATCGAGACGTGTCACTATATCGCCCGTGTTAAGCTCCAGAGCAATAAACCCACCGCCCGTGATCGTCGTCGATGCGCTCGCCCATCCGTCCCATGTGTCAAGTAGCGTGTTGTTGATGTACGCGCTCACGATGCCATCGACAACGGTCGCGCGAAATACTGCGCCGCTCAACACGTCGCTGATCGCGGTCGTTTTTGCTACGGTATACGTTCCGCCTGCTGTCAAATACGCAAAACCAACCTGCCAATTTCCTGCAAGTCGTTCGACGTATGACGAATAAAACGAGACTGATGCAGTGTTGGGCGCATTTACACGCATAAATAACGCGACGTACGAACCAACGAGCGGCAGCACGGGGATACTGATAAACGCTTCCTGATTTGACGAGAACCTAGTCACGTTCCAGTATGACTGAGCGAACGCTGCCGCAGCGCCGATCACCTGATTCGACGAGATGCCTAGCGACCCGTTGCCGACCTCAAACGGCGTAGACCAGTTTGCGCCGAGCGTCGATGAGTCAGCTCGGTTGAAATTGTCCAAAATCGCGTTATACGGCATTTCTAAAACCTCCCCCCCGCTGCAACAGACCGAATAATCTCTCCGTCAAGTTGAGCGTAGTTCCCGCGTGCGGCAGCGTGCCACGCGAGCGCGAGCGACATGACCATGTCGTCATGCAGACCAGACGGCGCGGAATACTGGACACCCCCTCCCGCAAGTCGCTTACCCTCGTACGCGCTTAGCTCGCCGAGCAGATGTGCGTTATTCAGTATTCGTATGTGTCGATGCTCGAACGCAGCCGCGAGGTTTTCGATCAACGTCGATTTAGATGCGTTTGTCGTCGTGAAATCGCGGACAGGCAAACCATGTTGCCGCAAAAAGTCGTTGTTCGGCTTTCCCATCGCGTTTTCTTCAGCGACAATGACTGCGCAGTTAAATCGCGCGCATGTCGCAGCGATGCGTTGCCGTTGCAGCGCATATTCGACGCCGCTAAATCTGTCGATGTGAACAACCTCGTTTGTTGTCGCATCCATGATCGTTAACACGGTGTAATCGGTCGTGAGCGCCCAATCAACGCCCGCGACGTATGTGTGATTGAGCGACGCTGCGGATTGCGCCGTCGCTGTTGCGCATTGAGAGACGTTCCGAAAGACTCCCCCGCCGACCTCGACAAACTCCGCGAGAATCTCCTGACGAAACGATGTCTCTGGCATCGTTTCATATAGTTGTTTGATCTCCGCAAATTCGATAAACGGATTTTCGAGCGCGTGTGTTTTTCGTGTCAACGTTCCGCCGACGATCTCGACGCCGAGCGTTGGCGCGTGAAATAACGCGGTATCGTCTCGCGTCATCGCAAGTTGCCATTCGTTGAAAATCCAGTTTCGCCCCTTCGGCGTGTAAACGAACCACGCCCAGCCGTTTGTGTCGATGAGCATCGGTCGCAGCACCTCGTACCACGCATCGCCCTCTGTTTCTGCTGCCTCGTCGATGACAACGCCAGCGGCGGTTTTGCCACGCAGGTTGTCGGAGTTGTCCAACGAACGAAACAGGATCGCACCGCCCCCCGCGAGCGTCGCGCTCATTCTCGACTCGTTGAACTCAGCGACGTTACGCAGCGCTTTTTTTATCTCGTCCATCGCGGTTCGTGATTGATCGTAGGTTGGCGCGCACCACATATAGCTTTGCCGTGTTCGCAACGCTTCTTCGACGAGTATCTGCATGACGCATGTCGTTTTACGCCATCTGCGCCCTGCGCGCAGATGATTAAATCGTTTGCGGTTGCGCATCACGAATCGCTGACCCGTGTGCGGCATCGGTAATCTAACGATCACGTCTTGCTCTCTCTCCAGTCGTTGACGTAGACGATCTCGATATGTCCGTCAGTGTCAACCTCTAGTCGTCGCGGTTCAACCACATCCGCGATGGCTTTGAACGCAGGCACAACGTTTTTGCCTGCAACCGCTTCGCTCGTGATTTTCATGGCAAGTATTTCGGCAACCGATTTAACGCCACCATTTTGCTCGACCAACTCCGCAAGGCGTGCCATCAACGCCTGTCGTAGCAGTGTTTCGATCTTGCGCGGACGCCCTGACGGATTTCCGCTCTGCCCTTTTTGCCACTGGTATTTTTCGATGTTCTTTGGATTGCCACGCGGTCGCTTTTTTTCGCTGTTGCCGTGCGTGCCATCAGCAGGAGCAAGCCCTGTTCGTTTTTTCGTCGCCATAATTTGTTGACGCGCTGTCAACATTTAATTTGACAGGCGTATAATCTACCGTAGCGTCTGCAACGGTGAGTCGGGCGGACGGCATTCAGTCGATACACTGCGGATGGACGACACCCTACCCGCAGATCGCGTTAGCGAATGAATGCGATAGTGCTGCCGCGCTGCTCACGTTGCAGACGATCTACCGTTTCATGCCCCCCCCCAAATTCCCGCGAGCGCATCAAAATATCCCCGCACGTCATACCCTGCCCAGTCCGCGCGCGGAGACGCTTGAAACAGATTAAAAACATACATCTGCGGATACACCTCGAACATCCGTTTGCGTATCTGCCACCATCGACGGAAATCGTCCGTGCCATATCCGCACCCTTTGAATCCGCCATGCCCGCCGATGTCGACGCCGCTTTCGTCGCTGACGAGAACGACCCCGTTGTCGAGACCGCCTAGATTTTTGTCGTACGCGAATCGCAGAAATCGCATCTCGTACCACTGCGCGTCATCAACCGCGACATTCGCTGGCGGTAACGTTACATCGACGCGACGCGAGTAGCTGTGATAGTTCAGCCCAACACGACTTTTGTTCGCGTTCAAATATGCGGCGTATGTGTCGCGGAATCGTTTTGCGACGTCTGCGTTTTCGATCTGCGGCGTCCCCATGCTCCATGAACCGATCACGGGGAAACATCGCGGCGCGATTTGTAGAATTTCGTCTGCAAACGCTCGATCCCACTCAAACCGTTTTTCTATTTCGCTTGTGCTGATGTTGTCCGCTTCGTTGACACCCATCACAATAAGCGTGTCATCGCTGCCTAGCCCGATTGCGCGCGCAAATTCGCGCGGATCGGGAATAACGCCATGCGGAATGAAACGACGAACGATCACGGCAGCACCACGCGAACGCATCTCACGCGCGCCCGCGATGTTATCCAGCGACGTAAACGCGCGGCATCCGAGATCGAGCGCGGTTCGCGCTTCCTCGATGCGTTCCATGACGTGGAGACCGATTCGTTTGTTCATCGTGAGCGCGGGTAGCGCAGGATGAACGCCAATCGCGTTTTGTTGTGGTTGTGGTTGTGGTTGGGGGGGGGGAGTCTGCGTTGAGACAAACAGATATTTCGCGGAGCAGTAACCGTCGCCAACTGATTCGATTGTCGATTGAACAGACACGCCGCCGACAACGAACTCTGTTTTGCGCGCAACGGTTACGGCTGCCCAGCGCGTGTTTCCTGCAACGCTTTCACCGTCAACAAACGAATTGATGACAACCGATGCGTCACGCGGCAACGTGAATAATATGTTTGCGCTAGTTTTCGGCGCTGATCGCACGCGCAATTCGGCAAGTGTTTTTGCTGTTGTCGTCGCGGTGTATCTATGATGAGCATTGATGAACAATCGCGGATCGAGATAATCACGCTGAACACGCGCTTTGTCCATCCCTGCCCAGTCAGTCGGATGTTTTGACAAATCAATTCGCGCGATGTCAAAATGCAGATGCGACGCTTGTGTTCCGTCTGCATCTCCGACTCGACCGACAAGGTCGCCGCGCTCGACACGCTGACCGACGACAACTGGCGTGTCGATCATGTGAGCGTAGCGCGACCACACACGCTCGACGCCGTCTGTGTGTTCGATGCACACAATCAGCCCCCACACGGTCGCACGCGCTGCGTACACGACAACGCCGTCAGCGCAGGCGTAAACATGACGCCCGTAGTCCGCGCGTCCGACGCCATTGTTGAGGTCGACGCCAGTATGGTAAGCGTTTGGTCGTCCACCACGACCCGTCGCGTCGTAAAACCTTGCGTACCCCGTCGCGTCCCACCATCCCCCCCCCCACGCGAACCCCTCGCGGTCGGACGCGCTACCAACTGGTTGGTCAAATCGCAGGTTCATAGAATTACATTCGGTCTGAGCAAACGAATCATCGCGCTGAGTTCGTGCAGTCTGTCGCGATGTTCTAAATGTGTAACTAGATCGAGCGCAAACAAATCGCGCGGCTCACGCCTCAAACTATCCGCGTCCACGCCGAGCGAGACAGCAAGCACCTCAATTTCCCCCGACGAAAATTTGTCGCGGAGCGCATCGATTATTCGGTTACGATGTTGCGTTTTGAAATCTGCGTTGGTTGGCGGCGCGGGAGATGCGCTAGTAGTCCCTCGACGCCTCATTCGTTTGGGTTTTGCGCTGTTATCCGCGCTGACAAGATTTTTATCTCTGTAATCGCGTTCGTCGAAACATCCGTGTTGTGTTCTATCGCGCTCGTGTTGTGTTCGATTGCGCGCGTTAGATCACGAATGTTTAACGATTGCACGATGAGAATAAAAATTGCCGTCGCGTTCGCTATTACCAGCGCCCACCCGACCCAGTCAGACATGTTTTTTTTATCCGAGCAATTTCGGCGTATTCGGAGCTGCACCAATTGCGCGCGCACGGACACGGCGTTGGTAAACCGCTTGAGCAATTCCGTATTCCGCTTTCGTCACGCCGAGCGCGATGACAGCCGCAAACACGACCGACACGAAGTACGAGACGAGATCGTTCGCGGTACACGCGACAACAGTCGTCAGTCCGACGCACGACGCACCCGATACAGCTACACCAATCACGACGATGATCGCGCCGTTCACCGCGCGCTGAATCTCACCATCGAGCGCCTCAAACCGCGCTCGCGCAGGCGGGACGAGGATAAACACGAGTGCGATGAGCGCGCTCGCTGCGCTGGTTAATCCAGCGACGGTTAGCAGTTGAGAAAAATCAAATTGCATATTTGCCTCCAAACGAATAAAAAAAAACGCGAGACGACCTCACATGAGGTTGCCTCGCGCTTGAGCGCATTAGCGTTTTATTTTTGCGTGGCTATTCTACACTCAAATCATCCGCTTTCATTTCGGGTAGTGCAGAGATTCGCACAGAGCAAACGCCGCGCTCGTGGAAATCGAGCAGACGGTCGATGTCAACCAAATAGGTTTTGCCAGCAACGCAAAATTTTATAACGCCATCGGGCGTCAGCGTGAATAAAAAACGGCGTGAGTTCGCGTCGTACCCGCTGATCCCACGCGGTTTTCGCGAGGAACTATCATCAGTTTTCCCGTTTTCGCTACGTGTTTGCGCGACCATAATTGAAACGGTGAGCGGTAGCGTGACGTAACGTGCTGGTTAGTTGCGTGTATGTGCTGCGCATACCGCTCACGTTGCATTTTCTGTCGTCTCAGAACAAATGCTCTGCGAAATATCAGCATTTAGAACTAGATTGCAACGATGAAACAGTAATCTCGACGCGAGGATTGTTTGAGTCGATGCCAGCGCGGGAAAATCTAAAATCCACAAACCTGCTGTCGTTGACGCAGAGCGCGTCCGCGATGCCGTCAATCGCGTTTTTCAGTGCGCAAAAATTGTTCATCACGTCTGTTCTACGATTTGGCGCATAGATCGCACACTGAACGCGAAACGTCGATGATGTAGAAAATCGAAACGTAGAACGTGATAACACATTCTGCGCCTCTATTTTTGCCTGAAACCGCGCGTCACGTTTTGCGGCAAACGTCGTCCGCCAGCTGCCGCGATGGTTTTGCCCAAGTTCGCGCGTCGGAAACTCGACGACGACGACGACGATAGCGTTGCGCCTCATTCCAACCCCATCGCCTTGCCGTAGCGCAATTTTTCTAGCTCGCAAGCGATTTTGATTTTGGCAAAAACTATTCGCGGCAAAATAGAGCGCGCACGATGACCGTCGCCAGCCTCAACTACCATTCCCGCGCGTTTCAATTCGTGGAGATGGTGAATTACAGTGCTGGCGCTACTATATCCGAGAGCAGTTTTCAGTTCGCGAATTGTTGGCGGCACGCCATTTTTCGCCATGAATTTCACCATCTCGAAATAAAGTTTGATTGATTTTTCGCTAATTTCCACCGTTTGCCCCCATTGACAGCGATGCGAAAAATAATATAATCGCGCTCGCTGGTTGGTTGTAATAACAACTAACTCCTGTGCGGCGCATATCGCTAGTGCGCCGCACTCTTTTTTTTTCTACAATTGCTTGATCTCCGTTATCGCGTCAGACAAAACGCGAAAGACAACATCACTGCCAATCACACGATGCGCAGACGCAATTTCACTCAATACGCGGACTACATCATCACGAAAACTTGATTGCGACAAATAATATCTTTCGCCGTCCATTCCCGCCTCGCGCGAGATGTGAACAGCCGCGAAATTCGCGCCAACTTCATTAGCAACTTCGCGCGAAATAATCTCAAACAATCGTTTATCTTTCATGTTCTTAAACTCCTTACGGCGCTGCCGTGACGATAATTACAATTCCTGCCGTAGTCACGACGCCGAGCGGAATTGCGGTCGGCGTCGGTGTCTGCGGAATCTGTGTCGGTTGAATCGGTTGTGTCGGTAGCGACGGCATCGGTGTCGGTGGCATCGGCGGAACTGGCGGAGCAGACGTAGGCACATCTGGATTCGCAATCGGAATTGCGCTCGCGTCACCATGCACGCTAACGACATCAGCCCGCACCCATCCGCCCCATTCGCTCCCATCTACTGCAACCCTGTACCACGTGTAGTTAGCTACTACACGTTGAAACAGTGGCGTCAACCGAACGCCGCGCGGCAATTCCGCGAGTGGCACGCTATCCGTCGATGGAACGCTGCGCAGATTTACTACGCTGCGCGTCGTGAGAAACACATCGCCAGCCTGCGGTTGCGGTTGTACGATCGGTTGCGGCTGCGCGATTGGTTGTGGCTGCGACACTGGTCGAGCGTCGCAACCCAACAAAAACAAACAGCAAACAAAAATGATGCGTTTCATCCGACAGTCAACTCGTAATTGAGAGACATCTCCGCGCTGAATCCATCATGAGCAACAGAAACACATTCGTTTTGCGCGTCATGCCATACCAACACAAGCACGGATTTCACCGCCTCAATCTGCGCGCGCGTCGGATTTTTCAATCCGAGCGCGTAAATGATTCGGTCAAGTTGATTTTGTAGATATTCGCTATTCATTGCTGGTTTTCTCCTAATTGCAAACGGCTGGCAACGTTCTAACGTCGCAGTCATTTGCAAATTGAATTTGATTGATAACAATCGGCAACCACACGCGCGGCGTCAAATTGCGGGGGGGGGCTGGCGTATCCTCCACCGCAAGCGGCGCAAGCGTCGCGGTTTGCGGATAGGGCGGAACAATCGGCGGCGTGCTAGTCGCTGTTACGCGCGCGGTTGCGCTCGGCGATGCAGTGTTCGTTGCGCGTGGCGTGTTTGTAGAAGTCACGCTCGGCGCAATCGTTGACGTTGCGCGAATAGTCGCGCTAGGCGCTGGCGTGTTCGTTGATGTTGCAGTCGCACTCGGCGCGGTAGTTGACGTTGCGCTCGGTGACGGTGTCAGTCTCATGACATCGTGACACCAAAAGTCGAACGCATCACCGCGCAAAATTTGCGCGTAGTGTCGATTCAACGCATAGCGCGCGTGAAACTCCGCGACGTTCTCTGGATTCGTCCCCCACCCGCTCGCAGGCGGGAACTGCATCTGAATCAGCACGTCGCTAGACTGGTCAAATACGCGATATTCCAGCGATACAAATCGTCCGCGCTGGTCGATATATCCAGTCTCAACAAAACCGTGAACGCGATACCGAACTCCATCGACGCGAAAGGCGAACGAACCCGCCTCGCACCTCTGCTGGTTGACGGGAAACGTAACTGACATGCCGTCTACGACGGCAGTGACGTAAACAATATCGTTTACGTCACTGCTCCATGAGACCGCGCGCGCTGGGCGCAACCAACCGCCCAGCGCGAACGCGATCATGAAACAAAACAGGAGCAAAAGTTGAATGGAAAGGCGTACTCGCGCGGGGAGCATGCCGCGCGTTGGTTGTGATTTCAGTTCGCGCATCAATTTCGGCTTGATGCGTGCCGCAAGCGCATCGCTGTATGCGACGCTGTCATAGAAAAATTGGTGTAAATCGTTGCTGGTTGGTGTCATTTTGTTTTACCTCTCCCCGCGCGGTTGTTAGACCGCACGGGGTCGCTACGAGGATCATTACTTTCTACTCAATCTCATACAATCCGAGTGTTTTGTCATACGCCAGATGATCTACTCTGACGTAATGGTCACAGAATGTCGGGTCATAGAAAAGCACGTGACCGTTCACACATGAGAAATAGCGTGCGTTCAATCTTGCTTCGCCAACGCCAGCAGCGCACTCGACAACATCAAGTTCTATTTCGCCGACGCAAGCAACAATGAATTGCGTGCGCGTCATTTCAGTTAATTCATCAATACGAGCGCATGCTGCACAGTTGTTTTTCGCCATTTTGTTCACCTCAAAACGGAATCGGAGACGCTAATAGCAAATCAATCAGCGCGTTAATTCGCTCACGCTGCGACGGCAAGTCGTTAGTCGCGTGATATATTTCATTTCGTGAAACTCCACCCATAGATGCGGTAACTTCCAACCGCTTCTCGACCGTATCCAGTTGTTGTGTTGACAGGTTGTTTTTTGCGAGCCACTCACGCAATTCTTCGAGTTTCTCCACATCAAACGGGATGACACGAGCACCCTGCGCAGCGGGTTGAGCGCGTTCAGCAGGTGCAACATGTTCAGCCTGCTCAGCAGGTGAAGCGTGTTGAGCGCGCGTATCAGTGATCGACGCGATGCGCAGCTTGTTCATCAGTGTTGAGTCGCGCATCGACTTCGGCTCTCTGACGACAGAAAAGTCAAAACGCAAACCCACGAGCATATCCGCTTCTATCGCTCCGTCTACACCACGCGAGCGGAAATAGTCTATGATTTTCTGCGTGTGCGCATTTCGCGAGATGGGTATTGACCACCTGATATTTTTACCGTCGCTGTTTCTTTCCGCAAACGTGACGGTAAACTCAGTCTGCCCCGCATTAAAGCGCGAGACAACCTCTGTCGACGCCTGCACGACATGAGAAAACGTTTCACCCTCGCTCATGCCTTCAACATTGAGCCATTGGCGATTTCTTGAAAGTGTTTTTTCGTCTAGTGCCATTTTCGTTTCTCCTATATTTGTTCTAATGCTGATACTGATTCTTGTTCTTTGACACGAAAACCCGCCGCTTCGACAAACGGCACACAATACGCCCGCGTCGCCTCGCGTAGTTCCGCGAGCAGTCTCGCGTACGCATCCTGCACATTATCGGACTCGTCAACATCAGCCGCTGCGCCCAGCTCGACAGTCAGCGGTTCGAATCTCCGAATCTGAATTGTGCGTTTGTGTGTCACTGTAATCTGCGTGATTTTCATGTCGATAAGATCATACCACAAACGTATGCGCTTGTCAACTACATATTACTATGTATCTTTTAGTAGCCCGTCGCCACACGCGCCAAATCCGAGATACCAAACGCGCGCGGCGTGTGCTGTAGTCCAAGTTCGCGCGCGGCTGCTGCGACCGCAGCGCGAACATCTCCATCATGTCCGATCGCACACAAAACATCGAACGCGCGGAACGTGTAGACGTGTCCGTTTTTCTCGACACGCATCGCGTCATTTACCGAAAACGAATACGCGCTGCCATCGTCGTTAATCATCCCCGACACGCCATCGCGTGGATTTTTGTTTGGTCGAGTGAAATATTTTCCGCTTGCCGAAATGTGATAGCCAAAACGTTTGAGCAAATCAGCGACGTTGCGCTGAAGGTTGTACTGCGCGATAACACTATCCCCCCCCCCGCCTGCGTTGAATCTAGCGGGTTTGCGTGACTCAACAATTTCTGGCTCGACGTATTCGTCGAGGTCGTCGAAAAACTTACACGCGAACGCTATCTCGTCGATGCCAACGCATCGAATATCCACGTCGCGGTATGCAATCGGAGATCGCGCGACGCGGAAATAACGCGCGTCGTCGTATATCTCCATCATGGCAAACGCGAGTCCGTCAGCGTTACGCGCGGCGTGTTTATTTCGTATCGACACATCGTCGAGCGTGCGAGTGTCGTTGACGCGCAAATAAATATGCAAACCGCGCCCCGACGCGCTGACGACTGTCAGCGAATTGAGCATCTCGACGAACTCGCGTACGTCGTCTCTGATGATCGCGCCATGCGCGTTGAGACAGTCATCGAGATCGACTCCGACAAGTCGAGTGAAGCGCGCGTCGCGAGTGAACACGACGCCTATCCCCCCACCCGCATCGCGCGTGAAAAACGCACGACACGTCGCAGCATCGCTCCACGTCGTCGCATCCACGACGCTTGCGGTTTTGCCATTCGCGGCGTTGAACGGAATTTTGTTTGTTCCACGCCAGCACACAAAACGAGATTCGTGTGCGATAGGGACAATCAGTTTTTCGTAGACGGTATTCACAATCAAAACTCCACTGATGAAAATTCAATCGGCGTAACGTCGCCGTGTCGAGAATTAGGTAGATAGCCGCCGAGCGACAGAACGTCTATAACGCCAACGATCGGCGCAAACCGCGCCTTTGCACTTTTTACAAAAAGAAAACTAGGATGCGTTGGCACGGTTATTTTGTTTTTGCCGCGCTGCACGATCTCAAGTGTCTCTGCGTCGTCGAGACCGTCGTTCGCTGGTCGCCACACGGTTATCACATCGCGCGCGTAATCGAGCGCCGCTGATCCGTAACGCATGTCTTGCGCGTCAGGCTGGCGCTTTTTTGCAGGTCGATTTGCGATGTCCTTAACGTTCGCCTGCGCGCCGACAAAAAGAGGTACGTCGCGCAGCCACGAAATGAGTTCGACAATTTCTTCTCCGACGCGCTCGTATCGCTCGTTAATTCCACTGTGTTTTTTCTCGGTCGATAGCAAATGGAAATGATCGATATAGACCGCGATTGGCATGATTTTGTGCGCGTGATATAGCGTCGCAATCGTTCGAGCAATTTTCGATACAGTCGGGCTACTCGAACCAAATTCGGTAAGTGACAATTTTGCGTCGCTGTCCGCGATGCTCGAACCACAAACGACTATCGGTAGATCATCACTCTCAGACAAAACGTGCCTGATCTGCGCTGCGCTCATCATCGGATTCGTGATCGCGGTCAGATGCAAATTCCCGCTTCTGGCAAACCGCATCCGCATCGACTCTACGTAATCCTCAAGCGCAAAATAGAGAATGCGTCCGCGTCGTTCTGAGTTTTGCCACGCGCTAGACGCCACGATGTCGCGCGCGTATCGCGTAGCCATGTACGTAAGCAACGGGGTTTTGCCGTGATTCGTGGAACCAACTACAAGACAAAGTTGCGCGCCAAAGAATGGCATGTTTGGCATACCCGTCATCGGCTCGTCGATGACAGGTAAATATGTTCGCGGTAACACGCGCCCCGCGCTCAGCGCGTTTGTGATGTCCGTTTTCGCGCGAACGATGAGGTCACTCGCCTGCGCGAGTTCGTATGACTGAAATAATGTGTTGTTGTTGCTGGTCATGGTTGTATCTCGCTAGTTTTTTTTTTACGTCACCGCCGCACGCGCTAATAAACGGATGCGCTCTAATTGTTCGGCTGTCAAACGATTGCCGTCGCGCGGTTCGTCATTCACCGATTGCGTCATCGCTTCTATTTCATCGCGCGTGTGTTTTGCGCGCAAACTCTGAATCGTCGAAAATAATCCCGCAGGCGACACAATCGTCAGCGTCGTATTTTTTAATCGTTGCCACGCTGCGCGCATCTCATCTGGCGTTACGCCGTTCTGGATTAGTGTTTTTGCTTCGCGCATCCACCGCGTCTTATTCTGCGCGGTTGGGATGATCATCGTGAGCTGCGCAAACGTGATGCAAAAATCGCGGATGTGTTGACTGCAATTCCACGACGCGATGACAGACTGTGTTTTTTGTTCGCGCGAGCGTGTGTGACGCTCGAAAATGTGTCCGAGTGGGTCACTCGGTTTAGCTGCTGAAAAATCGGGCGGGGAAACATCGCGCGGATGCGCGATCTGTTTTTTATTATTATTATTTAATTCTTCTGTACTGGGTCTATTTTGCCCCCTGTTTCGCGTATTCAGGGGGTCTACTTTGCCCCCTGCAGGGGGTCTATTTTGCCCCCTGTTTCCATCGTCAGGGGTGTTAATTTCACCCCTGTTTTTTACGCAAAACGAGAGATTTTTTTCCGTGTTATCGACAATAGAGATTTCTAAATAAAAACGTGACTCACTGGGGTTAGCGTCGCGGTATTTGCGAGACGCACGAATGAGGTTTTTGTCGATCAGTGATCGACGGCATTTTACGACAGTGTGAACGCTCATTTTCAATACGCGCGCCATCACTGTTTTCGAGAATGGATTTTCGTCCGCTACATTTTCCCGCCACCATGCAACCGCACCGCCCCACTCGCATAATGCTACATAGTGCATGTAGCATCTAAACTCGTTCGGTGTTAGGTCTGCTCCCCACTGCGCGTAATGGTCTACGCGCGAAAAAAATGTGCGTCGTTCGTCTGAGGTCGCTATTTTGTTCATTGCTGGTTGATTGCGTTACGGAAAAACAAATCGGCTCTGAGAAACCGTCGCGCGTCACGTTGTGCATTTTCCCGACCGTCAACGGGTGTGCGCTAACGCGACGGCTTCTCAAAGCCGACGACGGTACACATCATCTATTTAGCACGAACGCAATGCACAGTCGTTCGCGCGTTGATTACATACTACATGTTATTGTCGCGCTTGTCAAGCGCGTAACGATTCGTCAAACGCGACCGCTAACGCCGCCTCGACAATCTCCCACGCGCGTAATCCGTTTTGCCATTTTTTCATTCGCAACGTGCCATCCTCGCACGTTGCCGTAAATCCGAGTTTTTCGATTACGCGCATTGCAAGCGCGCAATCGGTCGTGTCGATTGTGTGGTAGACCACTGTGCGACCGCCACGATCCTTTTCGACCGTCCCCCCCCCCGCAACAACAAACGCCTCGTCGACAAACCGACGCGCCTTCGCGGGACGGTAGCCGTATTCGTGTTTTGCGCTTTTAATAAGCGCCTTTTTGTCTGTTTGTCCGTTTTTGATTTTTTGCGCGTATTTGTTTACGCGCTTTTGCCAAATCTGAAATTTTGTCACGCGAGCATCATATTCACACGAGCGCGCTTTGTCAATATGTTTTCGTAGATAGATTTGTCGCACGCCTCATATTACATGATACAATCTGCAAATGGATAAATTTATAGAGCTGCGCGATGCAGCAACAAAACTGAAAATCGACCGCGAGTATCTACGGTCACTGTGCCGCAAACACAGCGGCGAAAAATGGCATAAAAAAATTGGATGGATATGGCTCGTCGATGTCGACGGGTTCAGTAAATGGCGCGCCGCGCGCATCGCGGCAAGGGGGGGGGATGAAGAATAAATAAAAACGGACGGCGTAAACCGTCCGCAATCATGCCGATTCAATGTGCATGATCGACGTGATTCTACGCCGATTATGCGAAAAGGAAATCACAATGTTTGAAAACGAAAAAATAAACACCGTCGCAGACCTCATCGCTGCCGATGAAAATAAATCAAAACGTGTTTTGGTGCAGGTCGCGGCGGGCGCGATCATCGCAATCGGTTTATTGTTCACTGGCGTCCTGAATTTCATGCTGTATTCGCGTGCGTTCACGAACGAAATGCGCGTACTAGGCGTCATCCCCGCGTTACTGATCGAGGGCAGTTTGGCTGCGTTTCTCGTGGGGAATTTTGTGTGGTTCTCGCACGGATTGCAGGGACAGTTAGCAAAAATTTTCGGCTGGGCGATGTTTGTTCTCGTTTCGCTCAATTGCGTGATCGAATTTAACGCGCTCACGAACGCATCTATTAACAGTGACATTCTGCGGCTATATGCGTTTTGGTGCGTTCCGATTGTTATCCCCGTCACAATTGCGTTTTGGAAAGCCGTGATCGATGCTGATCCCGCTATTCAGTTGATGCGCCAGCGCCGAAAAATCGCGCAAGCGCTGGAGCTGGCTAAATCAAACGCGCTCAGCGTTGCGCTCGCCAGCGACGCATCGCGCGAGGCGCTCACGGTGTTTGGCGAGACGCGCGCAGACACGATAAATCGAGAGCTGATGGCTACTAGTCCCGCGCAATTCCAAAATCGTTCAACGTCGCCGAACAGCAACGGGGTAAACCCTCATTAGCCGTCGCCGTAGCAGGTTCGGCGACGGCGGGCGAGACGAACATGCGGGACGCGTCCCGCGAGGCGCAATTTGCACGCGAAACTGAATACGCCATAAAATCGACAGAAACGGGGCTGGGAGCGCATGAATTTGTTTTTGGCTGTCCCGACCCGTCTGACGGCGAAAATCGTCTGCGGGATGCGTCCCGCGTGGCAAATACGGCGGATTACGGCGGCGGCGACGACGGCGCTTGGGATTTTTCGGAAATCGAGGGCGTCAGGCTGCTATCGCGCGGGTTCAGTCGTGACGGGCAGCGTGTGTTCCAGTTCGCTGTCGGCAGCGGTCGCTCTCGAGTTTGGTTTGGCAGCAGAATTTACATAAATGGAGGCAATAGCGATGATGACAGATACGCAGACGCAATCGAGCGTGCAGAACGCGAATCAGACACGCAGCGTAGACAGCGCGAAACCGCGCGCGCAGCGCGTGCAGCGCTCGGCTACGACGCGACATAACGACTCGACTGGCATCGACGAAACGCTCGTTATGTTTCAGGTGGCGTTACGCGCATTGCTGGCGGATGCGCGCGTCGTCGTCACGATAGACGAGCGCGAACACGGCGTGACGCTACATATCGACGCCCTGCGCGTCACGCGCGACGTGGAGACGGGTAGGAAACGCATCACCCGATGCGAATTACCAAAACACGAGCCGAGTGAGTGACGAAAAAGCCCCCGATTGTCGGGGGTTTTTTTGATGGGGTAATTCGCGAATTTGCGATGCATCCGATATAGGCACAAATGTTTATCCGTAAACCTATTGACATTTCGCGCGTAAACCGTATAATACATTCACGCAGTCAATAATGGCTGCGAGAGATAGCGACTCTGAGGTAAAAAATGACACCAACCAGCACAAACGGACAGATTGAATTCATGCGCGACAGACTCGTGCGTGAGAAATTGCAGATCGAAACTCTCGTCAACGCAGCAGTCGACCACGCTGCAAAAATAATCGATCGTGGCGTGAGCGCAGCGTGGTTCGCACAAATGTGCGACATCGTTGACGAAATCGCAGATATGGCGACAAAACGAATCGACGACGAGTACGATGCGCTGTGCGATGTGCGCTGCGGCGATTTCTGATCGCGATAACAACGAGCGCGCGACAAAAAAGCGGACTAGGTAGTTAGTCCGCTTTTTTGTCGCTTGTCTCCGCAACATTTCCGAAAAGCTCAGTTTGCCCGCCTGCTAATTTTTTCCTTCGTCGTGTATTCGCCGCATTTTTTTTGTGATATTCGCTGTCGTATCGCAGGTGGCATCGTTGGCACAACGCTCGCAAATTTTCACGTCTGTTGTTGGTCGTGTCGTGGTCGAGATGAGCGACTGTTAGAACAACCCGCGACCCCGTTATCGGATGCTGCGCATAATTTTCCGCGCCGCAGAACTCGCATTTTTTTCCTGCGAGTTCACGGATTCGACGGCTAATAGAAGTCCAATTATTGGGGTATTTTTTTCTATCAAACGGCATGATTAGTTCTGTTGCTCATCGCCTCTCGCGGCGACAAGCCGTATGTGTTCAATTGGTCACGCAATACATCCTTCTTTGTGTGAGCGTAAACGATTCGCGTTGTCGAAGGCGAAGCATGTCCGA